GGAAATTTTTATGTAGTTCAAATTGTATCAAGAGATATTAATAAAAATGAACTTGATTTTGGTTTAAAAGTACCTTATGCATTAATAAATTTAATTCATTGGGAAATAGAATCTCTATATAAAACAAATAATGTTATAACTGGAGATCAATTAAGTGAAATTTATACTAATTCATATTTACAATTATGTGTTAATAAAGATACTTTTGCTCAAACACAAGAACAAATTAGATATATTTACATGAATTCTATAGGTAATGATCCTAATGTTTTACCAATATTTAAAAAATGTGATTTTTTCCAACCTGCATCATTATGGGAATCTATTTATGTATTAAGAATGTTTAAATTAGGATTATCAGTTGAATTAACAAATAAATGCAAAAAACTACATAAAATAACATCAAATCATGAATTACAAATTATTCTACCTCAAAAAGAACATGTTGTTATTGATTTTGAACATGCTGTTTCATCATTTTATTATTGTAATATTTATAATAAATTTAGAGCTTATCATGAAGTTTCTGAAGCTTTAATTATGAAAGAACTATTAGAAGAACAAGATATTTATTCTGATGCATTAAAAAAACATTATGACAGAGTAATTGGATTATCACAAATAACAATTGATAATGTTGATAATATTAAATATATTTTATCTGAAGAATTTATATCAAATGAAGTTGAATTTAACATTAAAACATCTAATAGTGATGTTGAAAGATTTTCAGGATCATTAACAATTATTTATAGTATTAGTAAATTTTTTAAATGTTCAAATGATCAAATTGTTGATATTTATAAATCATTAGATGAATCTCCTATTGATGCTTGTACTATGAGAGGAGCTATGGAAGGTGTAGTTGTAAATGATCAATTTCAATCAATAAGAGCTGCTTCAGCAATTTTAGAACATTGTTTAAGATTAAATGATGTTGATGTAATTAAATTTAATTCTAAATCATTATGGGCAAATATAATTCTAAGTGATAATGAAATAATAAAAAGTTCTAGATTTTCTGTTTTAAATGCATGTTTATTACAATTTGGATTGGACCCACTTTATGCTTATAGACAAACTCCTAAAGATCAAAAAGGTAATAGAGAAATATCTGTTTTAAACAGTAATTTTAGATTAGGAGCACTATTATGTGAAAGAATTTCTGAAAAATTTACATTAAATCTACACAATATTGATCAATTAACAAATTCAAAAAAGATTTCCTTTTTTGAAAATAAGTATATTAAATTTTATAATAAACAAAAAACTGAAAATAAAGTTTTTCTATCAGATAATAGTGATCAAAAAAGATGGGGTCCAAATCATTTAATGCATTTCTTTTCTATAATGTTTTGCTCAATGTTAGAAAGTGATTTAGGTTTAGCAAAATTAATTAATTATGTATTTTATTGTGTCACTTGTAAACAAGCTAAAATTCCTGATGAATTAAGATTATTTTATCAAAATAAATTATCAAAAAACATTAATACAAAAAATGTGTCAAGAAGTTATCCAATTAATCATATTTTTGGTAAAGTAAAAAGATTATTACTAAATAATAAATTTTCTTTACTTTTTGAATGGGGTATGTGTCAAGGTATTTTTCATGGATCATCTTCTAATTTACATGGAATTTTATGTTATTGGATTAATAAAATATTAAGAAATGTTTTTAATGAATTAGAAATTGAAGCTTACAGTACATCAGATGATGCAATTAGATATATATTATTACCACATACAACTAATCATTTTGCTTTTACAAAAGCATATACAAAATGTATTAATAAAGTTGGTAACCTTTTTAATATAATTAGAAATACAACAAAATCAAATGTTTCAAAATTTATATCAGAAATGAATAGCTCATTTATGTCTAATGGAAAAATTGTTAAACCTATTACTAAATTATTATATTCAAAAATTGATTTAGGATCAGGTGAAGATTATGTAGAAGATTTAAAATATGCTTTAAGTTCAGGAGCATCTTTATTATCATCTGGTGCTAGTTATTCTTTATCAACTGTAACAACTATATTAAATATAACATTTCATTGTGAACAATGGAGAAAATGGAATCTAATTAAAGATAATATATTTTTAGGAAATTTAGTAGAATGTGGTGGAATACCTATAATAGAACCTATTACAACAATTGTTAATGGACCTCAATCTAACATTTTTTTAAGATATAAAACAATTAATCCTAATATTTCAACAAGAGATTTATCTATTAAATTAGTTAATGATGCAGTTGAATTAGGAGTAATTATTAATAATTATGATACTAGCATTGTTGGTAAATCAAAAATTCAAATTAAAGATGAAGTTTTACCTATTGTTAAAAATTGTGGTATTTCAAAAACTGTATCATTATTTAGAACTAATAAAAAAATATCACAAGTTAATAAAAGAAATCATCTTAGTAATATAAATTTAGAAAATTCATTTGCAA